CACTTTTAGCTCATTTAGATTCTTTACAATCTCACGACATAAGAATAAATGCAAATTTAGATTCATTAGCTGATCATCTTGATACTTTACAGGCACATGATACGAGAATAAATAATAATTATGATTCGCTTTTCTGGTCAGATGATGGTACGGATTTATTTCCAAAATCAACAAGAAATTTAGATATAACAGGAACTATTCTGGCTACTACTTCATTAACGGTTGGTGATGATATTTTGAATACATCAGGGCAGATAAATGGTATTGCAAGCGATGGTGATGCTTCTGATATACTCTGGAATACATCAGACCAAATTACATTTAATAATGCTGGCAGTGGTTATGTTTTTGATGGGAAGATTTATTCAAATGATTCGTATATATGGGAATCAGGCACTGAACTTAAATTCAGAGCTGCAAGCGGTTCAACGTATGGTTTTGGTGCGGGTGCATCTGGCGGAAATGTTGTTACTATTTCAGAAACCGGAGATTTAGTTGCTGCAACAATTTTAAGTGATAGCAGTATAACTGTGTCATCAAATTTAATTAATAGTGTTGAAACTTCAATTACTGCAAGCACAACGCAGGCACAAGGACAGCAACCTTTAACAAAAGATATTAATGAAGTTGCAACCGTTGGAAATGCAAATGATGTTGTTACATTACAAACAGCGATAGCAGGCTTAGAAATATTTATTATAAATAATGGGGCAAATGTATTACAAATATTCCCTGCAAGTGGGGATGACTTAGGAGCAGGTGTGAATACTTCGACAACGTTAGCAGCGGGGTCAAATGTTACCTTTGTTTCATTTGATGCTACAAATTGGGAAATTAAATAATTAAAATTATGGCAGAATATAAAATTGAAAACGGAAGTCTTGTTTCAATCGAAACACATGAGAAGTCTTTTAGTATCTCAGATATTGAAAGGGGAATAAGTAATTCAACTGAAAAAATTAAAGAATTTAAGGTTATACTTGAAAAATGGCAAACTTTAAAATCAGAATATGAAAAGCTGGTATAATAAATTTAATAATATTACTAATATAAAATTAAATGGATAGCAAAATTAAAATTAGAGATGTTATATATATAATTCTTATAGTTGCATCAGCATTAAGTTCTCATTTTATAACAATGGGATCGGTAAACACAAGATTATCACTTACTGAAAGGGATATTGTATGGATAAAAGATAATGTAGATAAAATTCAAAAAGATGTTGGGGAAATTAAAACTATTGTTCTTAGTATTGGCAATTAGTTTATTTGTATTTTCACAGAAAAAAAAAGATACTTTAAAAACTAATGTCAGACAAATACAATGTGATCTTAAAATAATTAAGAAGAAGGTTGATTCTATAAAATTAAGTAAAAAGATAACGCTGTTAAAAATTAAAGACACAATAAAATGAAAGTAGGAATAAAACAAATACCAAAAAAGACGCCTTCATTTATTAGAAAAATAGGTACTTTTTTAATATCTTTGGGCAGCTCTGGAAGCGCTTTATTTGCAGGGCTGGGAATGAATAAATTAGCTGTTATTTTTGCAGTTGGCGGATTAATAGGCAAAGGTTTGACTCAGCTTTTCGGTGAATGAAATGGATAAAAATAAAGTTTTCGATTATTCTTAGAATGATTGATACATCATATAAACAAATACTTATAAGAAATGGAAAAAGGAATATTATCAAAAGCAGCAGAAAAAAAAATCGGCGGAGTTTATTTAGACAACCTGGTAAAAGCCGGAATATTTGAATTATTCGACGGACAAGCATTTACTTTTGCTGTCAGATATTTAGACAATAAATTTGGCGACGAAGTACCTGATCCGTACAAAACCGATATAAGAAATTTGATCGACAAAATAGTAGTTGATGAAAATTATGTCGGCACAATTGATGAAGTTTGTCTATATTTAGATGATGTTATTGATTTTCCCTTTATTGATGATGAAGGCGAAAAGCTTATTTTTGATGGACTTGCAAACATTTTAAAGGGTATTTTTAAAATAATTGAAAAAAACGCTTGACTTTTCTAAAAAGTGTTGTATATTTGCAGGGTAAGATTTTTTCATATTTTTAATATATGATTTTAGTTAATGATTGAGAAGCGGGGTTTTGGTAAATTTTCCCCGCTTTTTTTTATTTGAAAATTATGACTTTAAGTAAACATCAACAAATCTTTAGTATAAACATTGCGAAGCTTATTTTAAAAGCTAATGAATTAGGGATTGGGTTAACATTTGGAGAGGCACATAGAACCGATGATCAGCAATATTTATATTATAAAGGGAAAAAGATTAAAGACGGTAAACTGGCAGAAGGGATTAAGCGATCTTGGACAATGGAATCAAATCATTTAAGACGTTTGGGCGTTGACTTTAATTTTTTCATCAATGGCAAGTTGAATTATGAGTATTTAAAACTCCATGATCTTGGTAAATATTGGGAAAGTTTAAACGAAAATAACCAGTGGGGTGGATTTTGGAAGTACAAAGACACGCCGCATTTTGAAATGAACGTTTAATTATGAAAGCAAGAATATTAATAATAGTTGACAGAAAACGCACTTTAGGTAATTGGTTTCGTTTCCAAAAAATGAGAGGTGTCACCACTTTAGGTTGGAAAATTGGTATTTTTAGATATGAAATAAGATTTTATAATGAGGGTTTTAATAATAGTAATTTCAGCAGCGATTTTAATAGGATTTGTTCTATTAATTAAAGGACATTCCGATACAGTAATAAAAAAGGACGCTGTAATTGCAAAAAAAGAAGCTGAAATTATAAGGCTTCGGAAGGATTTACAATCACTTTATAAGATAAAAAAGGATACTTTAAAGGAATTACAGTAGAATCAAAATTAAGCTACCATATAAGCTGTATAACGCACGATAATATAAAAGTAGTAGTACACACCCAAAACAACTAAAGAGGGGGTAATTTAAAAAGGTCTATTCTTAACCAGATAGGCTTTTTTTATGCCTAAAAAGTTCAATAAATTACATAATGTAACAAAACACGCCTAAATTTTAGCACTTTTCAACTACATATTGATAAAATATATTAGTGTTATTTTAGAAACCTTTGTAATAATGTTACTAACAGCGACTTACAACACATGAATATTATTTCAATAACATTGACATTTCGATAAAATCGTTGTATATTTACATCATAATAATTAACCAAAAAATTACCAACCGGCAACCTTAAAAATTAGAAATTATGAATGCAATCGAATCAATTACTTATGGAAAAACAACTTTCAAAAATGAGAGTTCATATCAGGAAATTAGAAAAAATAACATTTTAATTGGATTTTACTGCGAATTTGTAGAACCTGATTTGTCTGATAGTCATATTTGGCACGAAGATATAAAAGGTAGCGTATTAAGTTTTGATGAATTGTTGAGAAATTAACATCTTAATCCGAGCCGGAGCGGATACTCCGGCAACCTTAAATAAATGGCTATCCTCACGGATCGAAAGAGGGGGCAACGCTTAGATGAGTTGAGGGGGTTCGATTCCCCTGATGGCCGCTAATTATTAACTTAAATTTGTAAAAATGGAAACAATTGATATAACATGGAACGACAAAGATGTAACCGTTTATGGAAACTATGTAGCCGGTCAAGTACATATTCCTTTCAAAATGGAAGGGATAGCACCAAGATTTGACATTGAAAAAGTTATGTACAAATATAAGGAATTGGATTTAATAATTTCAGAGTATGAAGAAATTGAACAATTAGTAATTAACCAAATCGAAAATTTATAATATGAAAAAATTAACATTAAAGGAATTGGCAATAAAACATGATTATTATTGTAGTGATAATAATTATTATAGTAATGAAGCAAGAGTAAGTTATGAAACTTTTTCCGACTTCTATGAAGAGTTTCATGATGCTGATGTAGATATGAATTTAATATTTAGATGGGATTTGAGAGAACGTGAAGAAAGTAAAAGGCATTATTTAGAATTATTTATGATGAATCAACGAAAAGGTATATTTAGACCTATATATATAGCACTATTTGATGAAAAAGATATTGACTTATTTGTTAAATATTTACAGCCACATATTGAAAAATTAAAAACTATTTGGAAACCATTTAACTTTTAAAATATTCTTAAAATCAAGTAATTTATAACGATTCTTAACAAAATAATACTTAAATTTACACTATGAAAAACAGATATATTGTAACAATGGAGTTTTACATGTTTGCCGAAAACAACGAAATGGCAATTGAAAAAGCTGAGAGATTAGCAAAAAAGCAGAGGCAAAAAAAAGACAACCAAGCTAAGATTTCTTTAATTCAGAAGCATGATTTTGGTTCTTTAAGTTGCGTAGAAATATTTAAACCGATTTATTAACATAAAATTTACAGATATGGAAATTTACAAAAAATTAGCTGCATTCCAAAATGAATGCCCAGTAATTCACAAAGGCACTCAAGGATTTAATTATACCTATGCTGATTTACCTTCAATATTAGAAATTGTAAATCCAATATTAAAAAAGCATAATTTAGGATTTACGCAACCTTTAGACGGTGAAAATTTAAAAACAATTTTGTTTGATATTGAAACCGGAGAAACAATTGAAAGTACCGTACATATTCAACAAAACGTACAACTTGCAAAAATGAATGTTTTCCAAGTATTAGGTTCTGCAATTACTTATTACCGCAGATATTCGTTAAGTGCTTTATTGGGTATTGTAACAGATAAAGATACAGACGCAGCGGGTAAACCGGAGAAAAAAAGTATTAAACTACCAGAATTACTACCGACAAATAAAGCCAATTGGTTAAAAGTAAAACAAGCCTTAAATAACGGTTTTACGATAGATCAGGTAAAAACAAAATGGAGGCTTTCAAAAGAAAATCAGGAAATTTTAATAAGTGAAGCGGTATGAAGGATTTCAAAATAAGGTGTTCGGCAATTAGTCAAATAATGGGTGATCTTGTTGGTATTACAGATATTCAATTAAAAGAATTAGACACCCTTCAATCTAAAGAAAAACGAACCGAAAAACAGCAAGAAAAACTAAACTTGTTAATAACAAAAAAAGATACACCAACTGAATTATCTGCAGGTGGAAAAACTCATTGTGAAAATTGGTACAAAGAACAATTATACAGCCGTAAAAAGGAATTCTCAAGTAAAATGACAGATAAAGGAATGATAATGGAAGATGAAGCAATTGATTTTGTCGCTGATCACCTTAATTTGGGAATGCTTTTAAAGAACGAAAAACATTTTTCAAATGAATATATGAAAGGTACACCAGACGTTATTTTACCGAAATTAGTTATTGATACCAAATGTAGTTGGGATTGCTTTACGTTTCCATTGTTTGAAACAAAGATTAATCCAATATATTACTGGCAGGGTCAGGGATATATGGAATTAACAAACCGTGATAACTTTAAATTGATTTATGTTTTATTAGACACTCCCGCACATTTAATAAAAAGTGAAGCTTGGTATTTTGTGAAAAATAACGGATATGATGAACTTGACGAAGAAATGTATCAAAGATTTGTTGATAAAATGACTTATCCCAATATTTCTAAACGTTTAAAAATTAAAATTTACAGTTTTGCTCGGAATAATGATGACATTGCAAAAATCAAGACTCAAGTTGAAAAATGCAGAAAATATTTAAAAACAATTAAGATATGACAAAATTAGAAATTTACAAAGAAGCTTTAGAATTAGCTAAAGCCGATTATAAAAGAAAATATTATGTAAAAGGTATTTGTAATTATATGCAAGATGTTGAATCTCTTTATCATATTGCTTTGACACTTATACCATTTATATTTGATAAATATCCTAAATTTAAAAAATACAAACCAAAAAACCAATATGATGGACTTTTTTGGTTTCCACAAAACAAAGAAGGTTTACAAAAAAGAATTGACATATTAAAAACCGTAATTAAAGAACTTGAACAATGAAAGCAAAAGAATATTTTAAAAGATTAAAAGAAGCTGATGACAGAAAAAAAATGTTTATAAAAAACGCAGAGGACTTTGCACTTGAATTTTCAGACATGAGTCATAAAAGGAAAATTAGTACAAACACAGGAATAAAAACACTATATAATGAATTTCATAAAAAATGGTGTGTTTATGCTTTAATGGTAAATACTAAATTATATCCATTTGATGAACCAGTGCGATACGAAGGGTTCAAAAATATGATTAAGATAATTAGTCCCGAATTAGATATATTATTAAAAAATTAATTATGAAAAATCAAACAACACAAAAAGAAGTAATAAAAAGTATTGTTTATCCAAATAATTGTTTATCTTTGTAGTGTCAAAAAATAAATAATGAATAATCACAAAGAAATAAATCCTATTAAAGTATCCGGTGACCGTGAGGCTTCGGGGGAGTGTTACATTATTAGCTTCTGATAATACTTTAGTAGGTTTTTTTATTATGGAAATTTGGAAAAATATTAAGGATTACGAAGGAATGTACCAAGTTAGTAATTTGGGGAATGTAAAAAGTCTTTCGAGAAAATTAAGAGTGCACCATAATAGTATGCGTTTATTAAGAGAAAGAATATTAAAATGCGGAATATTAAGACAAGGTTATAAAGCTGCTGCATTATGGGAAAATCAAAAAGTAAAATTATGTACAATTCATAGATTAGTTGGAATTGCTTTTATTCCAAATCCTAAAAACAAACCTTGTATTAATCATAAAAACGGTATAAAAACAGACAACCGAGTTGAAAATTTAGAATGGGTAACTTATTCAGAAAATATGATTCATGCGTTAAAACATAATTTAATAAAAAAGGGTGAGGAAAAATGTAATACACAATTAACTAATAAAAATGCATTAATAATTAAACTGTTATATAAAGAAGGAATATATACCCAAAAACAAATAGGATTAAAATATAATATTTCACAACATACAGTTAGTAGAATAGTAAATAAAAAATCATGGAAACATATAACAGAAGTAAATTAATAATATTAGATGTATTTGATTATATGCCTAATGAATTTAAAAGTATTGACTTGATAAGACAAACTAAAACAATATTAGGACATAATTCTATATTGGATGGGTCAATTTTGAGAATCTTAAGAACATTAAGTAGTGAAAAGAAAGTAAATTATGTTTGTAAGAAAAGATACACCGGTAAATATATAAAATTATGAAAATAACAATTGAATTTGAGTTGGACGATAGTTGGGAAGCCTATTATTCAAATGATGAAGAAATGATATATGACATAATCGGAGAACACGATGGAGTTATATATAAAATAATTGAATCTGATAGAAAAATTATACAAAATGATAAAAACTAATTACAAAGAGCAAGCCGCCGAAATGAGTATTTACCAATCACATGGTAGAAAATTAATATTGCGACCGTTTAGCCGAAACATGCGAGAAAAACACAAATTACAAAAGGGTTATCCTGACCCTAATTTTCTAAACACAGGGCTGGCATTAGTGGCAGTATTAAAAGAAGACCAGTCATTTTCAGAGTTTAAAGAGTACTGGATAAAAAACCAGAAAATATTTAATGGAAAATAATTAAATTAGAATAAACCAAAATATTAAAAATTAAGAAATGAAAAAGAAAATTAAACTTGCAATAGAAGAATATCAGTGTTTAGGATGTGTTGTTGGATGTGATATATCATGTTTTAAAATAAATACAACCAGTGGAGTTGGTTGTGGGCAACACTATGCAGGAACAGTGGCAATAGGTATTGGTACTTTCTTTTTAGGAATACCAAAGGGATTTAATCGACTTGGTGAGTACACAAAGCTTAAACCTAATATTTATGATACCTTTGAAAGTTCGGAATGGAGTTATGATATGTTGAAGATCCCTGTTTGGAAATATTTATCAAAAGATGGCCATACATTTGTCAGGGGAATAATGCCACGTAAAAATGAACCTTTTATTCATATATTTCTCGAAAATTGTATAAGTAAAATAAACTGTCTTGAAATTACTCCGGCTGATGTTGAAAGTATGGATTAAAATAATTCAAAAATAAACACAAATAAGTTTGTTTAATTGAAAATAAATAGAATGAAAAAAGATAATTTATTTGTATCAGTATCTGGTGGAGAAACATCATGGTATATGGCTAATCTTATAAAAGAAAAATTAAGTAACAAATATAATCTCCTTTTTGGATTTGCAAATACAGGGAAAGAAAGGAAAGAAACGTTTGATTTTAATATCAGATGTTCAGAATATTTTGAAATTGATTTGCATTGGATCGAAGCAATTGTTCATTATAATAAAAGAAAAGGATGTACTCATAAAATAGTAAATCAAACTAATTATTCAAAAAATGGAGAACCATTTGAAGACGTAATAAAAAAATATGGATTACCTAATGTTGCTTTCCCTCATTGCACCAGAGAATTAAAATCAAACCCATTAAGATCATTTGCAAAAGAATATTTTAACGGAGAGAAATTTAAAATAGCGATTGGCATACGTGTAGATGAAATTGATAGGGTTAGTAATAATAAAAATTATTTATACCCACTTGTTTCGCTATTCCCGACCATGAAAACCGAAATTAATAAATTCTGGAAATTAATGCCGTTTAGGCTTGAATTAAAGTCTTATGAAGGCAATTGTGATTTGTGTTTTAAAAAAACATTAAGAAAGTTATTAACAGTAATATCAGAAAAAAAATGTAATATTGATTGGTGGAAAGAAATAGAGAAAAAATATGAATATTATAGTGCAAATAGAGATAATTCAAAAGTTCCATTTAGATTTAATAGAAAAAATATATCGGTTCAAGAATTAATAAACATGAGTTATCCTTATTTTGAAAAGGCTATTGATGAAAAAACAAATTACGGTAGTAGATATAAACAATCTGAATTATTTAATTTAAATCTTGATGTTACAAACGGATGTATAGAGAGCTGTGAACCCTTTTAAAAATTTTAAAAATAATTACAAAAAAGCTTGTTTAATCGAAATATTGATTTAACTTTGCATTATGGTATCAGGTTATTCATATAGATTTTATTTAATTAATATAATGTTAATTGTTTGGGGGGACTCCAGCCTGATACCCTGCCCCCCTTCTTTTAACATAAGAGGGTATCATAATGGCAGAAAATAAAAAAGGTTTTGTTCTGTATGCTGATTTAATCCATACAGTAAAAAAATTACCAGACAAAAAAGCCGGTCAATTATTAAAAATCATTTTAAGTTATGTTAATGATGAAAATCCAAAAGTTGATGATCTTATAATTAATATTGCATTTGAACCGATAAAACAACAATTAAAAAGAGATTTACAAAAATGGGAAACCATAAGAGTTAAAAGATCGGAAGCAGGAAAAATAAGTGCAGAAAAAAGAAAGCAACAAAAAGCAACAAATTCAACAAATGTTGAAAGTGTTGAACAAAAAGCAACAAATTCAACAGTAAAAGATACAGTTAAAGTTACAGTTAAAGTTACAGATACAGTTAAAGAAAAAGTAATAAAAGATAATACTGGCAAACAAAAAAGTTTGCATTCAATTTTACAAAATGACTTTTTAAAATATTATAAATGGCTTAAAAAAGAGGATTTTTGCTGGTCTGCAAAAGAAGGTACAAATTTAAAAAGCTTAATAACAAAATTAAAATTTTCTATTAAAAATAACAACCATGAACCTACGGATGAAAACATACAGGCTACCTTTCAAAAAATATTAAAATCAATAAAAGATAAATGGATATTAGAAAAGTTATCTCCATCAATTATAAATTCACAATACAATGAAATCATTGGAAAAATCAAATCAAGTCCAGAAGCACTCAGGGAAAAACTGGTTAGAGAAATGGAAGAAGCCGCTATTGAGCATAACGAAAATAAGTGATGTTTTTTTGGCGAAAACTCCATCTTTATCATTAATTAAAAAAGAACGTGGAGAGGATGTGATGTTACATTATTTAACATTATGGTTATTGGATAGAAATAATTTTGCCGGTGGAAAAATGACTGAATCAGAGTTGAAAATAACAGCACAAACAATATATGAAGACTTTTATTTTCTTACGATGGCAGATTTAAAATTGTTGGCAAAAAGATTGAGACAGCGTAAATTTATAAGAGTTTCAGGAAATGAAATTTATAATGAATTTGAAAAATATTTTAATGACCGGTGTTTAGAATCGCAGAAAGGAAGTCAAAAAGAATCGGATTTGAATAAAAACAATTTTGCACAGGTTTTAACTGATAATGAATTAAAACGACTTTATAAGGATGTAAAAGACGGCGAAGCCTTAACGTCGCCTGTAAAAAATGACAGGGGTATTAAAAAGGAAATTCAAAAAGATAAAGCAGCATGGAAAGAATATGTTAAAAGCGAAATGATAAGAAAAGAAAAAGAACATTCAGAAAAAATAAAAAAATAAAGTTATGGGAGTGGATTTAAGATTATTACCACAGTACAGCCAAAACGCTGACTTTGCACATGATATTTTAGAGTGTGATAGAGATTATTATATGTTTGATATTATAAGCGAGGCTGAGAAACAAAATGGTAGGCAAGTACCAAGAAACGGAATAAACACTTTTACGGCAAGAGGAAAGAATGATGAAATGTGTTATGGAAAAACAATAGAAACTCCTTATGGTGGTGAAATGAATAGTGTGCAGGCACGTAAACTAAAGAAAGTTTTAGCTAATTATAAAACGAATAGTTGGAGAAATAAGGCTGTTATTGCTTTTTTAAATGAAATACCTGATGAACTTGAAATATGGTTATATTGGCATTAGAACATAAAAGAAAATAGCAGTATTAGATTATTTTAAAACCGCTAAGGAAATGGATATTAAATTAAGTGAAATAATTAAAGCATAAGAAAATGAAAAAAGAAGACTATTTACAAATTGCAGTTGCTGATTATTTAAGAATGCAATATCCGAAAGTATTATTTACGCACGTTGCAAATGAACGTCAAACCTCAAAAATGCGTGGTTATAAACTTAAAAGAATGGGCGTTCGTGCAGGTATGTCTGACACATTGATATTTAAGTCTAAATATTCTAACGGCTCAATAACTCCTGATTATGTTGGTTTAGCAATAGAACTAAAAATCGAACCTAATAAACCGACAAAAGAGCAATTGGAAGTATTAAAACAATTATTTGATAATGGCTGGAAAACGGCTGTTTGTTATTCATTTGATGAAGCGAAAGAAATTATTGATAATTATTTAAAGTAATGAATGGGTAATTAAAAACTTAAAGAAATGGAAATAACAAAAATCACTTACAAAAAATTGTTTTCGTTAGAAAATTATGAAAATGAACAAATAGGAATTGAGTTTGAAATCGAAAATGACACTCCTGAAATAGCTTTACAAAAGGCTAAAGAATGGGTTAATAAAAACAGCACATCTAAAAATATAAGAAATGCTTTAAATAAAGCAAATGATATTTTAGATGACTGGACAAATCATTCTATGGAAGAAATTCAAGAGGCAAACAAATTAATCAAAGAAGATTATTTACCTTTTTAACAAAAAAAGCTATGGAAATAAAATATAGGGCATGGGATTCGTATCAAAAAAAAATGTATGAATGGGATGAGATATGTGAAATGGATAAAAAAGGTAGTTTAACACTATCAAATTTATTAAACAATAGAATTAAACACATTAAGCCAATGCAATTCATAGGATTAACTGATAAAAACGGAAAGGAAATTTATGAGGGTGATAAAATACGTGATTATGTAGGAATTGAATATATTATAAAATTTATAGGTGGAGCATTTACGCTATCAGACGAAAATAATAATTGGGTAATACATAGCCCAGATAAATTAGAAGTAATTGGAAACATACATGAAAATAAAAGTAATTTAGAATAATTCTTAACAAAATTAGTATTAAATTTACATAAAATAATATGATTTTCTACGGAATAAAAAAATACGGTCAAATAGTTGCTGCGGGTGATAGTGATTATGAAGTTATAAAACGTCTCAAGGAGGGCGAAACTTATAAATTCACTGTAAAAAAAGACCGAAACTATGAATTTCATAAAAAGGTTTTTGCACTTTTAAGAATTGGTTTTAAAAACCAAGATGAAATAATTTGTGAGGAAATATATCGTAAACTTATGATTATACGAACTGGACGCTTTACTGGAGCTGAATTTGAGGGCGTTCAAATACCAATAGCTGATTCAATGGATTACGAACGCATGGATCAGGCGGAAATAGAGAATCTTTATAATGATATATTAAATTTACTTATTAAAGATTTACACATAAGTAGTGAGGACATTGAAACGGAATTAAGTAATTTTTATTAACTAAAATATATTAAAATGATAACAATTAACGAATATGAAGAAGCTAAAAAGGTGATTAAAGATTATGAATCACAACAAATTATTAATGAAGAAAAAATAAAAGAAGGTGATATTAATTTGTTTGATGTTTTAAGTACAAGGATAAAGAATTGTTTATTACAACATAATAAAAACTGTAAATTATATCCAAGCTGGTATAGAGATGCTGGAGATGAAATTATATTTGCAAGCGACGCTGCAAAGTTTATTAAAAAAACGGGTGATAAATATGCGTTTTTAAAATTAAGAAACATGGGACATAAATCACATAGAGAATTAATGGTATGTATTAAACCATATTTATAAAATGGAAGACAAAGAAAAAACCCATAAAACAATAAAAGAGCTTTTTATATATGTGTGGCAAAACAGGGATCATGTAAGCGAGCTTTCGGGTAAACCGTTATTAAATAAAAACCAATTTAAATTTCATTTCCAATTTCTCCACGTCCTCTCAAAAAATACATATCCTAAATACGCTTTAAAATCAAAAAATATTTTATTAGCTTTGCCGGATGAACACGAAAAGCAAGACACTTATCCAAAATTTAAGGATATGCAATTAAAATTAATACAGGAGTACATGAAAGAATTTTATTCTAAAGAATATTGAGATGAAAGTACAATTCATAATCACAACCGAAAAAACAACCAAGTTTAAAAAACGAAGTCGTATTATAACTGAAAAAGAAATCAATACAAAAGATGATATTGAAGCATTTATATTTTCAGTACAAAGGGGAATTCCAAGTATCAAATCATTTATTAATCAAAACCTAAAATAATGGATAAATTAGATTATAAAGACAGGGAAATGTTTGGTGTAGATAAAAGAACAGAAAAATTAATATATACAATATCCTTTTTTGCAGGCATAGGAATTGCTGTTTTTTTATTTTTAATATGGTTAATATTGTAACGAAATTGAGATAAATGACTGAAAAAGAAAAGAAAAAAATTATTGATGATTTTACAATAATGACAGCTAAGGCAACTTTAGAATTGTTTTATAAGCTTGGATTAAAAACACATATAGAAGCAATGATTATTAATGATGAGAATGGAGATGAATTTATATTCTCATTTAAAAAATTAAAATAATTGAGTTGTAAATATTTAGAAAACGGCATTTGTAAGCATAAAGTCATACAATCTTTAAAAGGATTTGGCGAAAAAATGAATTGTTTGATTTGTCCTTTTTTTAGAAAACCTGAATAAAATAAAAATTATGGGATATAAAATAATGAACAGAGAACTTACGGGATGTTCTTTAAGTGGTTTTGATTGTCCGCAAGTTTATGAAAGAAATAAAAAATACCATATTTCTAAAAAATACAATTCTTACGGAGATGTACTTGTTAAAACTCAAAAGATATTATCGGGTTTTCAATTAAAATTAAGTATTTTTTACAGAAACCATTGGTATTGGAAACCCGTCTATCATTTAAAATATAGAATATATTACTTTCATTGGTTATTTTTTATGTTTTGGATTGACAGAGAATATACAGAATCAAAGCCTGAAATTATTAAAGATCATTTAAAAGTAAAATAAATCATTGTTAATTCAAAATAATAACTATCTTTGTAAAAATATGAGGTTCTCAAAAAATATTAACAGCACAAACAAGCGGAGGTTATCCGAATTGAACCTCAGCCCCTCTGCTTTGTTTTGTGCTAATCAAAAATGAGGTTTAATGGAACAATTGAAAATGTTTAAACAAAAAATCGAATTAATAAAAGTTGATAGCGTTATTGGTTCAGGTTATGAAGAAGAAGTATCAAAATTGGCAATCGAAGACGGGGTGGCTTACAGGGCTGCAAGAAAAAATATGCAAATTCATTCAGCAATTATATTGAAAATAGATAATGAATTTTGTGGGTTTTTTACGTTTCAAGTAAATCATATAGCTAAAGAATTTTGTTTATTGCAATCAGCTATGGATTTAAACAAAAAAGACAGGGATATTTATATCAAAATGGTTGAAAAAATAATCGAACAAAACACGTTCGGTTATCCAATGATAATGACAGTTAGTACTAAGCATGACTTAGAATGCCCAAAAGTATTTGAAAAGGCAGGATTTAAAACATATTTAAATTTAAGTGGATTTGAATATATGGTTTACGGTACATTTGAACAAATAAGAATGAAACGCTTAGCACATGCAACTATGACAAACGCATGGACTACAACAAGATCGGACTGGTTAAAAATGAAAAAGGAATGGAACGCAAAAATAGAAGAAATGGGTGAGAAGCATAATATCCCTAATCCTAAATTTGCTTCACGTGATGGTTGCTGGCAAGGTTCAAACGGATATTCTAATGTTGTACTTTCAAGTAATGTAGTAGAAAACGGAAAAGTCGTTCATAAAAAGGGAAAATCATTTAATGGCAATGCTTCAGTTTTAGACCCTGTAGCCTGTGAAGCAATTTTAAGATTTTTTATGCCGACTGACGGAAAAAGAGTTTACAACCCTTTTGGAGGCGGTGTTCAATTTGGTTTTATTGCGGGGAGTTATGGATATGATTACGTAGCAAGCGAAATAAGGCAAAACCAATGTGACGCCAATAATGAATTATGTAAAGATTTAAAAGGAAATGCTAAATGGATTAAAAGTAACAGCGCAACCTATGAACCTGATGGAATGTTTGATTTATGTTTTATGTGTCCACCTTATTATAAAGTAGAAAAATATATTGATTACGATAATGTTATTCCAGAAGGCGAATTAAATAATTTACCGACTTATGAAGAGTTTAGAGATTCTTTATTTTCTGGCTATAAAAATGCAATTAAACATTTAAACGATAATTGTTTTTTTGTTGTAATGACAGGTGATTCGAGAGATAAAAATGGTGCTTATTATGGTAGTGAGGCAGAGCATGAATTATTCTTTAAAGATCAAGGTTTTCATATTTATAACAAAATTGTTTACCTTGAATGTGAATTTACAAGACTTGCACATGCAAAAAGAACACTTGATTATAGGAAATTTCCAAAAAGAGAACAAAAAATACTGGTATTTTATAAAGGTGATATGAAAAAAATAAAAGAATTGTACCCACCTATTGGAAGGTTATAAAATGAAAGAATATTTAGGGAAAATAACATTAATTAAAAACAAAAGAGGTGTCTATGATTTAGACACCTCGAAGGGATGTTGTAGTGGACTTGAAAATAATAAAAATGGATGTTATAATGATTGTTATGCCGCAAAAAATGCAAAAATATATGGTTATGATTTTAGTAAAACTGTTTTAAGAAAATTTGAAAGTGACAGACATAAACATAAAATCATTAAACAAATAAATAAATTTAATGTACCGTTTATAAGAATTGGTACAAGTGGTGATCCTTCAGAAAATTGGGGACATACGTTAGATATAATAAAAAAAATATTAGCTGATTATCAATTAAGTTTATTTCCTGAACAAAAAAAAGAAATAGTAATAATTACAAAACATTGGAATAAATTAACAAAAAAACAACTGAGTAAAATACGAAAATATAATATTTGTATTAATACATCCTTATCAGCATTAGATAGTAAAAAGCAATTGAAAGCACGTTTAAATCAATATAATATACTAAAAAAATATTGTAAATCAGTACTAAGAATTGTATCATGTGATTTTAATAAAAAGAATAAAAAAGGCTTAAAATTAAGTAAAATCCAGGATAAATTGTTTAAAAACGAAAATATTATAGACACTATATTTAGATGTAGTAAAAACAATATTAATGTTAAATCGGGTTTAATAAATATTGAAAAAATTAAATTCTTAAATCAGTTATGTTATGTTAGTAGATTTAATAAAAATACATATTTTGGAAAATGTAATAATTGTTTAGAACAATGTGGAATAACATAATTAGAGACATGAAAAAAAAGAAACTAAAAAGAAAAATAGCAGATTTGGAGTTAAAAGTTGAATCGTACCATACAACGCTTATTGAAATGATAGCAGGGAATGCCAGAAACATTGATAAATTAAAGGAAACTTACAGGAAGAGAATTGCAAAAATTCACAAAAGAATAAATAAATCTCATTTATATTTATCAGAAAGAATAAGAAACCAATTGCCTTATAAAATTAGGGAAATAGATTTATAATAATTAAATATAAAAAGATAAAAAATAATGACAGAAAAAGACAAAAAGATTATTGAAGATGCTGAACGTGAAGATATACCTATTTTCGTATTAACAGCTAAAGACAAATTAAGTATAAACGCATTGTCGGGATATGAAGGAGCTTGCAAAGGATATAACTGTGACCCAAATCATATACTCGGAATCGGAAGCCGTAAGATGCAGTTTGAACATTGGCAAATTAAAAACCCTGATAAAGTAAAATTACCTGATTAGAAACTAAAGCGGTGCGGGGACAAAGGTTTTACTTATATGTTTACCTTATAAACTCACTGTATTAATAATAAAACTTGACAAATCAATAATTATAGACTATATTTGCAAGATGAAATAAAAAAACAATGGAAGCAAAAGAATTAAGAATAAATAATTATTACCTATCAACAAAATTTAACACTCCGGTAAAATGTAGCATTGAAGACTTTTATAATCTTTGTGTAGATTGTGATGGAGCAGAATTAGATTCCGATATTATTGGAAATATTTTTAAACCAATACCATTAACAGAAGAATGGCGATTGAAGGCGGGATTTGTAAACGACAAACTTAAAGCAGCACATAATACAATAATTTGGTATAATAATCATATAGGAATAAAAGGAATGTTAGGGGTTGTTAAACCAGTTGAATGTAAATATGTACATCAATTACAGAATTTATTTTTTGCACTTACTGGTACTGAACTTGATTTATAAAATAGAAGAATATGCACAAAAACAAGTAAAATTAAACAATTAAAAAAATTAACTATGAAAAATGGAATAGTAATTACAGAAGGTTACCCAAAAAGAATGCTTGTTTGGAATGACGGAGAAAAAAACCATAAAAAAGAAAGAACAGTATTATGTATGATAATAGGGTGTTTATATCCAGTAAGAGTTGTTAGCGCTCTTTCTGAAGTAGATTATATTAATAATGAACCGTTTAGTGAAACTGCATATCATTATTGTAAACCAATCCCAGAAGTCCAAAAAATGACAGTATCAGAAATATGCAAAGAACTCGGAAGAGAAATCGAAATTGTGAAATAAAATTAACTAATATGATTATAAAAAACGGAATTATAGGAAGATCAGAAAATATTGTAGTAGCTTTGTTTGGAACAGGAACAATACATATAAGAAACGGATTTACACCAAAAGAATTTGGAGATGTTACATTTGTAACTGGTGAGCCAAAAAAAATAGGTGAAGAATGGAAGTGTGATGAAAGCGAAACATGGGATAATGCACCACCTGAAATAATATTTAGATTTACAAAAACAGAATCTATCGATGTAGTAATTCACAAATTAAATAAATTAAAAGAAACAATGCTAAGTAAAGAATTTATTAATCCATCTGAATAATTAACTTTGTAAAATGAAAGCAGAAATAATTAAAACTATCGAAGACCTTATTGAAGCAAAAAATAAGGGTAAATTAAACCATCTTAGTAGTACTGTTATTGGATGTATAGCAATAGCTATAAAAAAAATTGATATTGAAAGAAAACAATTTGGAGATTTAAACACAAGGTAATGGAAACCGAAAAGAAATACACTAAAAAAGAGTTAAAAAAACTACTCACCGAGAAACAAATAATATTTTGTCACCAAATTATAATAGACTGGAACGCAACAAGATCATATCAATTCGCATATCCAGATTCAAGTTATAATGCAGCAAGGTCAAGTAGTGCCGATCTCCTAACAAATCCTAACATATTGCAATACATTGATTTAATCAAAGATGACATAGAAAAAGAATCAGGTATAACCAAACTAAGAAACTTAAAAGAACTTGCAAAAATAGCATACTCAACAATCGCACATTTACATAATACTTGGATAGAATTAAAAGAGTTTGAATCATTAACAGATGACCAAAAGTCATCTATTGAATCAATAGAAACAAAAGTTTTAAAAAAGAATGTAGTCATAAATGGAAAACCCGAAACAATAAATATTGAATTTATTAAGATTAAATTATATTCCAAAGTGCCTTCAATTGCAGAAATAAGCAAAATGTTAGGACATTATGAACCAGAAAAACACGAACACGAAATTGATGATAAACGTATTTCAAAAGTAACAGTAAACAGACCAGATGGGAGTTGAGTTAGATGTTGGTAAAAATTATGATGAACTTGATTTAAATTTTGATTGGGAAAAATCAAAGAAACAAATCAAGCAAATCTTTATCCTTGAAGGTGGTGGCGGTAGTGGTAAAACATGGGATATACTGCAATTTATAATAACATATTGTGACAATTATTTTAATTGGAATAAAGACATATTAATTGCACGTGATACTTATGCAGAATGTAAGAAAACCGTGATGAAGGATTTTTTTAAAATTCTTAAAAGACACGGAATATACAAAAAAAAGAATCATAAAGAATCACACCCGCAATCATATAATTTATATGGAAATGATATATTTTTTAGTGGATTAGATAGTGAAGGAGCACATGGCGAAAGACATGATTTTGTTTATATTAATGAAATATTAGGTACTGATTGGAATGATATAAAGCAAATTAATCAAAGATGTAATGAAGTTTTAATAGGAGATTACAATCCGGCTTATACAGAACATTGGGTTTTTGATAAATTAATTCCAAGACCTGACTGTATTTATATTCATTCAACACAATTGAACAATCCATTTTTACCCGAAGGGCAAAGGCAAGAAATATTAGCATACGAACCAACTACAATAAATATAGATAATGGAACAGCAGATGAGTTTATGTGGAAGGTTTATGGGCTTGGTATTCGTGCTGCTATGCTTGGGCTTATATTTCAGCATGTAACCTATATTGATGAATTTCCTAAAGGAATAGCTTATGATTACGGAATGGACTTTGGTTTTACAGTTGATCCGTTAGTTATAACAAAATGTGGAGAGGACACTAATAATATATGGCTTGAATGTTTATGTTATGAACCAATTGAGACACCTCAAGAAATTCACGAATACGCATTAGCAAAAGGAATAAACATTAAGTTGAGTACAACGGCAGACAGTTCAGATAAACACGTAAGTCAAACAAAGGGAAGTATCGAAATGGTAAAAGGACTTAGGGATTTAGGTTGGAATATTCATAAAGTCAGTAAAACAATGGGTGTGATGTTTTGGTTACTTTCAATGAAAAAAAAGAAAATTCACATAGTTAAAAATGAGTTTTATTTACAAGTAAAAAAAGAACAGGAAAATTATCATTTAAAAGAAATCAATGGAATAGCAATTAATCAGCCGGTTGATAAATGGAATCATTTTTGGGATTCTGCAAGGTATAGGCATATGGCATTTAATAAACCTAAATCAAAAATATATTAGCGTGAAAAAAAACCAAAGAAAAATACATTATACTGATAATAATATTATTCAGTATGAAGAATATTTGAATAGAATAAAGAATATTGAAACAGAAGAACAATTTATAGAACGAAAAAAACATATTAATATGAGTAAATTAAAGGTGAAAGATTTTAAGGTAATAAAAACTAATAAACTTACATGTATGAATTGCCATTTTATCGGTGATGATAATTGTTGTAATGCGAATAAAATTACTAAAAAACTCGATAAGAAATATGGAGATTGTAAAAAGGGTCATATTTACGTCAAAAAGCTGGATTACAAAGCAATGTTTAAGGCTTGTGTTGTTATTAATGGTTACGAAGACCAAATAAAAGCACTTGAAAAAGAGAATATAAGATTACTAAACGAATGTCATCAATTTCTTACACAAAATGAACTTTTAAAACAAGAAGTCAGAGACTACAAAGCAAAGACGAATCACTATCTTAATGAAAACATAGGGTTAAAGCAGGAAACCGGAAATAAAGATGTATTTCTTAAAGTACAACTACAACAAATCAAAGACCTAAAATTCCAATTAAACCTAAAGGATTCTATTATTAAGCAGATGGACAGTAAAAAAGCAGTAAAGGACTTTGAAGAACTCAACGAAACCGAGCCGCAAAATCTTATCGAAAGGGATAAATTGACAGGGGATTTTGTTATAAAGTATTATCATATTTTAAAACCATTTGTCCCTTTTGACCCTAAATATTTATAAAAAATCTAATAATATGACAGATGAAGACGTAAAAACCTTACAATCTTTGAGGGATATAATCAGAGAACAAAAAGAGAAAATCAAATTACTTGAAATGGAGTTGAAAGGATATAAAACATGTCCTGATATTGAAATGAACCGTTTTGAATCTGAAAACGAAATGATTAAAAAGGGTTTTACTTATATTTAGGAGATATGAAACTACTCTGGACTGGAAGTGATGTATTATTTGCAACGAAATTTCTTATTATTAGAGCAAAGAGAATCCTAATATTTATGATATATTGCGTGAAATTAAAAAACTAATTAAAAACTAAAATTATGAAAGAAATGACAAAAATTAAAAAAGTATTGGCAATATTTTTTATTGTATTATTTATTGGAATTGCCATAGCATTTATTATATTTTTATTTATTATTGATACAAAGCTTATGCTTATTCTGTTTGGTGTATTTGGAGGTATAACATTTTTTGTATGGGGTAGTATTATTATTGAAGAATATTTAGGAATAAAATAATTTAAGTTATGAAATTCCATTACAGAAAGCACAAGATAAGATTTGACAGAGGACGTATGTGGTACGCTGCATTAGCACCGATTATAACGGCTGTATTAGTAACGCTGTTTATTTCCGATACTTCTTTTATTGGAAAGGTTTTATATGCCTTCGGGGTATTTCTTCTGATATACATCTTTGGTTATATTGATGATAAAATGAAGCTATTAGACCGAGAGCAAAACGAATATTGTAAGCGAAATCCTTTTTTAGAAGAAATGGCAAAGGATATTAGGGAAATAAAAAAGAGAACACCGTTAAATGAGAGATGTAGTCAATGTGGATCGAAATTAGGTGAAATAAAAAACAATTCTCGGCTTTGTTCTTATTGCGGGCATTATGAAAAATTAGGAAATTAAAGATAAACTTAAATAATTTAAAATATTATACTTATGAATTGGAAACTATTAAAGAATAAATATCCTCAAATATGGGATGAAGTATATAACGGAGTAATATTTGATTTAAAAGAATGTATGCCAAGAGCAGATGTTATACTTTATGAAGAAAACTATAAATATAATAAATTGAAAAGAATAGCTCATAATGCAGCATTTTTAGCATGCATTGCGGTTCATAAATATAAAAAATGAAAGTATGTAAAAACTGTAAGAACTGGAATAAATTAAAAATATTTCCAGATGAAGGTGTTTGTATTAAATTAAAAAAACATATATCCTTTGCCTTTACAAATTATGGGGACGCAAATACAATCTATACAAAAGAAGATTTCGGGTGTAAATTATTTGAGAAAATATCTAATAATATAACAGAATCAATATGAAAGTATCTGTAATAATAACAACTTACAACCAAGCCGACACGATAGAGCGTGCAATTAACAGCGTATTATTTCAGCAGTTTGAGGACTTTGAAATAATAATAATAAATGATGGATCGACAGACCGGACAAAAAGGATATCAAACCAATATCAATGTCAGTTAAATACAACGGTATTTAATTTGCATAAAGTCGGAATGATGAAAGCTTATTATTTAGGTTTTGAAAGCTGCAAAGGTGATTATATTTGTTTATGTGATGGTGACGATTACTGGACTGATATTTATAAACTACAAAAGCAATTCGATTACATGGAAGTTAATCAGGATTGCGGGCTTTGCATAACAAAAGTTCATACAAAGTCAGGAGACGTTAATTATCCAATGACAGTTGACGTAGATCATATAAATAAAAATATGTCATTTGATAGTCTATTACTTGGAAACGCATATATTCATGCACAATCTTATATGATTAGAAAGTCAGTATTTGACAAATATATAGACTTTAGAAAGTTTTTACATTTTTACACTTGGGACTATCCAATAGTTTTGGAGTTAATTCGACATACAAGATTTCATTGCTTAAATTTTCATTCGGCTATCTTTGTAAAGAGTTTTGAAAGCGTTACACAGACACGAAGCCGGATAAAAAGATTAAAACGTGTTTATGGGCAGTATCGAATTAAGTTATATTTTATACTAAAATATGGCTGCAAACCCACAACAATCTTGAGATTAATTTATTTAGCAATACGAGCAATTTATTCAATAATATTTAAAAGATGGTAACAATTAAAGGGGAAAATTATAAAGAGAGATGTAATAACCAGCTTAATGAGTGGGTAAAAGGAAACTCTATACACAATGAAAAAGACAATGAGTGTTGTCCTGACTTTAGTTGTTGTAAAAAAGATTGCTTACAACCGAAAGAAGTTAGAGAAACATTTTCAATGGTTTTTAAAAAAGCATCAGAAGAAACATTTAATCCAAATTACCATCCATACGAAGATAAAAAAATGGAAATGCTTATGTGTTTCTTGGGTGGTGCATTTTCTGATAAAAAGAATGTTTATGTAACAGATGGTAATACAAATTATAAAAAAGATTTAAATTAATATAAATAGGAACAATGGACAAAATAAGAAAACCAGGATACGAAACCACTAAACAATTATGGTCTCCAAATCCTAAACACTTGCAGAAATTTGTAGATAAAAAGATAATTCCTTTTCTTAATGTGAAGCGTGGAGCTTTTTGTTTTGATATGGGCGAAAGAAATCCACGAATGGACTATATTAAAGAGAGGTTAGACTTAGATGTTTTGCAATTCGATAACAATGATTTTAATTTTGATATGTCAGATACAATTGAAAAAGCTGATGTAGTATTTGCCTTTGAAGTCATTGAACACCTACAAAATCCTTTATGGTTTATGCGTGAACTAAAGAAGCTAACAGACGGATCAATTTACGTTATTATTCCATGCAATCCAAGATGGTTATGGCATGAAATGCACTTCTTTGAAATGAACCGAAAACACTTTGAAAAATGGATATTGAAACCGTTAGACTTGGAGATAGTCAGGTATAAAAAGATTAATTTTGTAGCAAGTTGGAAAACTTACTTAATAGGACTAAGACCTTTGATTAAGTTACTCACAGGCAAAACAACGTTTAAGAATTTTATAAGATCATTGTTTTACGTTCAATATGGAATTTATGAAATACGAAAAGTTTAAACTATTTATTTACAGAATCGCAAACGGCTTTTCATTATTACCGTTTCAGTTTACTATTAACATATCGAATATTTGCAATCGAAAATGTAAGTTTTGCCCGAACTGGGCTTCGGAACTGGAAGATAGTTATTATTTGCAATGGTTTAAAAAGCAACCTGACTTAATGAACGTTTGTGAATTTGCTGACTTTATGAAGCGTATGGGAATACTAAGAATGTTTATGAGACAAATTTCAATAACTGGCAGAGGTGACCCAACGTCACACCCCGACCTATTAAAGTTTTGCCAAATAGCAAATAAATATAAAAAGAAGTTTACGATTACAACCAATGGGGATAAATTAACTCCGGAGTTTTTCCACGAACTAAGTAAATTAAAATACTGTGATTATGTTCGGGTATCATTATTTGATGTTGATAAGGCTAAATATTGGTTAAAGCTCCAAGATGAAAACAACGTCAAGATAGATTTTATGAATGAAACCGGCGTTCATCTTGACGGTTATGAAGATGGTTACATTTCAACCAACAATCCTGGAACGGCTAAATATTCAACTATGCCGCTTGACTTTGTTGAAGAAAAGTATTGCAGAGCTCCATTTTCATTTAATACTTTGAATACTGATGGTACACTCGTAACTTGTATTACTTTCTTTGAGGTCGGCAACGTATTTGAAAAACCTTTTTGGAAAGTATGGAATGGTAAAAAAATGAGATTAATCAGGAAGCAGGCTCTTAAAATGGCAATACCGAAACATCTTGCTGACTGTCTTAACTGCGGATATTTTACAAGGTTACCGAAATACAGGGCTATGAATAACTATAAAAACCATAAAAAATAAAATAACAATTTATATAAATATTTAAAAAATGAAACCTTTAAAATTTAAAGAAGCAACAATTGAATTAAAAAAACCTGCGTCAATGACAGATGAAGAATGTAGTAGTTTATGGATATTTCAATCTAAACGTAATGGATATAATGAATGTATTTCATTATGGAGTGTATCATTATGGCAAAGATTAAAATTCTTATTTCATGGGAAATTATGGCTCGGAGTAGTAAGCGGAAAATCTCAACCGCCTGTTTGGTTAGATATGACTAAAACAGTATTTATTAAAGAAAAATAAAACATGCAACACATAGAAATACTAACAGGCGAAAACCAAAGCCTGAAATTTAAAAATAAGAAACTAAAAACCGAAAACATAAAGCTAAAAAAGATAATCGAAAACATGAGAAAGGAATTAGAAGCACAGAAATCTTATCCTTATGCTGAATATAACTTAAACTTTGATGAAGTAAATATATAAAATTATGAGTAGATTTTTAAAAGAAATGATAATAGCACATAAATTCTTTACAAGGAAATCGCAACATTATATGTTAGGGAATTGGAGTGTATATGAATCAAAAAATTATTGGTTTAATACATGGGCTTATCCTGAAAAAGCAAAGCAATATAGAAATTATTTATTGAATTATCCGAAGGCATATATTAAATTTATGTGGTTTAGTTGTATGGATTATATACATTTTAAATGATCCTAATAAACACTAAAACCGGTCAATCTTTTTCAAATGTAAGCAAAACCGAAGTAGCTCGCAAGATAGGCGTTTGTTCAAAAACAGTAGGTAATTGGCAAAAATCTAAAACACTCGAATACTTTAATCATTGGATTGTTGGCTTACATGAGATAAAACTAAAACAAATGAAAGGTTTTAAAATACGTGTTTATACGACGTAAATCTGAAAATACGCTCTTATTTATAGAATAAAATCCCAAAAATAGATAAATTCTTAATATTGTAATTAATTTTGTATTAATTATGATATTTGAAGACTTATCGGAAATACTGAAAATAATTAAATCCGGTCGCCCTGATTGGTTTGAATTAGCTGAAAAAGAACATTTACGGCTAAACGTTCATATTAACGGAATTGGTACATCTTATTATCTTAAAAAGATTGATTCGATTGAGAATGACGAGCAATTAAGTTTAAGAAAGAAATACCTTACAACAAACCGTTACCTGTTTACAAACCTAATTAGACCAATAGATAAGGTCTTTTCTGCTAAAGGTGGCAATAGGATAATTCCAGAGAAATCAAAAGACACTATTAGTAAGCTTACAAATCTAACAAGTGGGCTACCAATTAGAAAGTGGATTGAAAATATTCAGTCAAATAAATATTATACCGATCCTGCGGGTATTGTATTCATTGAACATAAAGACTACAATCCTTATCCTACCTTAAAATCAATTAAGTCAATATTCAACTATGGGCAAAATGGTAGATTATTAGAATGGATTATATTCAAACCATTTAAAATAGATGATCGAAAAGGTGACTTTTATCGAGTTGTAGATGATGAAAAGGATATAATTGTCAACGTTGTAGATGATAGTAATATCATAGAAGTAGAAGAACTAAACGGCGAAAAGCAAAGTTTTGAAAATCCATTTGGTAAAGTCCCTGCAATTTTAAATAGTGACAAGATAAATTCACAGCTTTTATATATGGAAAGTCCTTTTGAGGATGTTATATCTTTGGCTGACCATTATTTAAGGACAGGAACTATTAAGAATTTGAATGAATTTTTACATGGATTTCCTATATTTTGGCGGTATTTAACAGATTGCAAGGAGTGTAAAGGAACTGGATTTATTGACGGTAAAAAATGCGATTCATGTAACGGTAGGGGTAAATCCTTAAACAAAGATATTACTGATATTATCCAAGTTGAGAAACCTGAAGTCGATGAAGCTGTAATTACTCCTAACGTTGCTGGTTGGGTTGTCCCTCCGGTTGAAAGTTGGCGGGAAATGCGGGTTGAAATGGATTGGATTAATGACTTAATGCAGTTAACTACGTGGGGTTCTAAGATGGCAAAAGACGCCACAAACGAAACGGCAACCTCAGCATTTTTAAATATCCAGCCAGTTAATGAACGATTAAACAACTTTTCAGATACATACGAAAACTTAGAAAACCATATTATTGAATTTCTGTCTATATTTTACAACGAAAAAAAAGGAGTTTCAAGTTATGGCAGAAGGTACTTAATTGAATTGCCTGATGTTATTTGGAAAAAATACCAAGAAGCACGGGAAAAGGGAGTTGCAAAAGCTCTTTTAAATTATCTACTTCGTCAGTATTTCCAGACAGAATATGCCAACGATATTGAAAGCATGATGGTTGCTGAAAATAGCATGAAGTATGAACCATTTATTCATAAGACAGATGAAGAGGTTTTGGCTATGCCTATATTGGAATATGATAAATTTAGGAAAATATATTTTAATGAATTTTATATAAAATATAAACCGTCAGAGATATTAGAATTAACACAAGATAAATTCAACAAACAATTTGATAAATTTTTAGAAAAAAAACATAAACAATTTAAAAACGAAAACGATGGACAAGAAACACAGTGAATTTAAAGTAACCCTTAATCAAAAGGGTAAAATTACAAGTAAAGTATTTAAAAGGTTTGTTATGATTTCGGATAAAGACGCTCAAACAAACAACCTTTATACCAATGCAACCTTATTGCATTATGAATTAGATACAACAAAAGCAGATGAAGAAAAAGCTGCTAAAGCAAAAGCAGAAAAAGCTGAAAAAGCAAAAGCTGCTAAAATTGCTAAGGAAAAAGCAGAAGCAGAAAAGAAAGAAAAAGAGAATGAAGGTAAAAAATAAATAAAAGATGTTAAACACAGAGCAAACAACAATTCTGACAGATACGTTCGGAATGGATATTGAAGCATTGAAAAGTGCTTTAACCTCAGAAGACGAGGTAAAGATTAAATTTAAGTCTGGGACTTTTTTAGACGAAGAAGGAATGGAAGACCTGAAAACAAGGTTAGTGAAAAACAATGGCAAAGAATTAGTTATTTCAGGAACAGAACAATTATTCAAAGCTATAAAAAGGCAAAAAGATTTAAATTTTGAGGGTAAAGTAAAATTAGACCCTACTGGAAAAGTTGATTTTGATAAAACCGCTGAATTGATTACATCGCATTATGATGAAAAAGTAACAAAAGAAGCTAAAATTCCAATCGACAAAAAGAATCAGGATTTAACTCAAAGTCTTGAAAACCTACAAAAGAAGTACGAAACTGATCTTGGACTTAAAGATCAAGAATTAACAGGTTTGAAAAACAACCTTAAACAAACAAAAATTAATAACGAATTACAGCAATTTGTCCCAGAAGGGATTAAGGGTATAAAACCAAATCAGGCGGTAATATTGGCAAAAACTGAGTATGATTTTGATTATTCTGATACGGGTCAATTGATCGCTATGAAAAATGGAAAGGTTTTAAACGATAAACTTGAAAAGCCTATTCCTGTCAATGATGTTTTAACTGACTTTGCAAAAAATAACGGTTGGTTATCTATTGATGGTCGGGGTAGTGGAAATAATCAAGGTACTATAAATGGATTCGAGACAATGAATGATGTTTATAAGCACATGGAAGAAAACAAAATTGATCCAATGTCCTCTGAGGGAGAACAATTAATTGCTGATTTTAATAATAAAAAATAAAAATTATGGCAAATTTCGCAGACAGTGTTTGGAATGCCGCACAATACAAATTGAACGAGATGATGCAAAAGCCAGAGTTTAAGCATAAACCTTCGGCTGCATTATCGGTATTTCTGAAAAACACGCAATTTTTAATTCCGGCGTCTGAACGTGAACGCTTATGGAATCAGAAACCATCTGATTCAATAGGTGTAACAATCAAAACGCTTGATAAACAAACTACTACGGCGGCAAGTGCAAGGGCAGCGGCTCACACAGGAAACAATAACGACGCTACTACTACAACCGCTACATATGTAACTTATGCACAAAAGTTTAAATATTCAATTAAAGAAAGTGATAAACACGTTTTTAACTTAGCAGAAATGGTAGCGGCTCAGATTCGTTCAGCTTCTATTGCTTTACATGCAGTAGTTGAAACCGCTTACTTAGCACTATTGAATACATACAAAACTCAGGTTGTAGTAAGTTCATCACCTCAATCGGGTACATGGGATGGTACAGCTTTCATTTTTGAAGTAAATTCAAGTCAGGCAAATTTCTATTTTCAACGCTTGATAGCATTTATGCAAGAACAATATTACTCAGGTAATTTTGATGTTGTAAATAATATGGCAGCTTCAATAAGTGCTGGACAATTAGTACAACAAGGACAAGGAAACCAGACTAATTTAGGCTGGCAAATGATGGGTTTAAATATGGTAACTTCTACCGAGTACACTAATCCGACAGGATATACACAGGCGAGTTATATAATTCCTGAAGGAACTATTGGGGTACTACCTTGGATACCTGATTTAAACCGTCGAGGATTTGGTGACACTTTCGGAAATGGCGGTTCTTATAGAACAATGCCAGATCCGTTGGGTTCGGGATTGACATTTGCAGTCCACGAATACGCAACCGGAGCAGATACGAATTCAACTTATGGTGAAACTCAGGATATTGATATTCAAGTGGAAATTTCAGTTGATTTAGCTCCTGTAATTGCTCCTATGAGTACATCTAATTTAACACCAATTGTAAAAGCAGGTTTATTGATATAGTTATGAAAAAGTTATTTATAATTTTAGTACTGATTTTCACAATTGGAATAGGTACGCAGACAAAAGCACAAACCGGAGAAGTTTTTGCAATTACACCAGATACATTATTAGCTGTTGAGACGTTATATTTCACAGCTCAGATAAGCGGTACGTATAATTCGATTGCTTTTACTACTTTGTTTAGTGATCCAAGCACAGGCGTTGCAAGTACTCCAGATGGGAATGCCATTCTTGAAGCCTCTGTTGATGGCACTTCTTATGTTGTTATTGATGAAAATGCTCAGAATGTTGGAAAATATATATTCTTTCCGACTGATTCTGTTACTATTGTTGAAGATTATATTTGGAATGCGGCTGTAATTGACCCGTCATTTAAATATTATAGGGTTGCAGCAACAGGAACTGCAAACGATACGACTTTGGTAACTGTAAAATACATATTAAAATAGGGTGATACGCATAAGCGAAATACAAGCTCTTTTAGGGTTAGTTGGATTTAGACAATCGACAATCACAGCATACGCAATACTTGACGCTGGAAATCTGGCGTCAAGTAGCGGTTTGTATGTAAATGATATTTCAGCTCTAATTACAACAAAAAACATTAAGTCATGCCATGAGGATAAGGATATTTCCAATGCTAATTTTAATACTTTCTTAGATGATAGGCAAAAAAGCTCTTTAGTAAATCTATGTAATGCTGTTTTTTCGGAAAGCGATTTAATCGAAAACCGAGTATTATATAATTATGAAAATGATTTTATTACTGAATTAACAAATGATACTTCTTTTGTTGGATACGAAATTGATCCCGCAAAAAGTAAGGATTTAGCTTTAGTAATTAATAAAGTTATGCTTGAGTTTTCAACTATTGATTCTGTAAAGGTATTATTATTTCATAGTTCAAAGAATGCTTCGCAACAAGATGAAACGATTACAACGGTTGCGGATTCTGCAAAGCATACAGCCGTTGGATGGGATTTACCTTTGTTTAATTCGGTTGTCGGTGGGAAGTGGTATGTTGGATATTTACGTTCAGGATTAACAGCAACGGCATACGATCGTAATTATGATTCGGCTAATGTTCAAAGCATATATAATATGTTTGGAATCGAGCCTATTCAGGTTGCTGATTGGGACGCTGAAACTTTGTTTGATGTGAACGATATTGAATATACTGACAAATCCTACGGAATGAACTTTGATATTACTTCATATAAGGATTTTACTTCTTTAATAGTTGAAAATAAAAACAGGTTTGCCAAGGCTTTGCAATTGCAAATAGCTGCGGACTTGCTGACTTTAATTGCAACTACTACAAGAAGTAATACAGATGAAAGAATTATCAACGGTCAGGCATTATTGGAATTGAACGGTGAAAGACCCTATGAAGGGCAGCCAGTTTCAATTGGTGTATTGAAGCAATTGAAAAATGAAATAAAAGAGTTGAAAGACATATTTATTAATCCTCCAAAACTTGAAAAGGACACTTTAGTATGAGTCAGGGAATAGATGTACCTATTAATGCGTTAGTAACAAGGCTAAGGGCTAAGTTATGGACAACCAAAACCGTCGATTTTAATGGACGGGTATTTAGGAACGAGCGAATTGTTAATGACGAAACTGTTATTATTCCTGAAACTTATATTTCATCGACAGAATACAAAAAAGATGTAGTTTTTAATGATCGCAAAGACGCGGGTTGTTTTTTTGATGTGTTGCCTGAACGTACCTTTGAAAATGGTTTATATACTGCAAAGGTTTGGATTTGTTTTTATGTTAACTTAGTTGAGGTTTATCCGTTAGATACAACCGAACGAGTTACCGAAGCAATCCATAAGGACGTACACGATCAAGTAAATGGAACGAGGTTTAATATTACAGGGCTAACGACAGGGATAGAGGCATTTTCTGAATATGACTTAAAACAAGTTAAAATAGATATGCACCCCTATTATGTATTTCGCTTTGATACGGAAATAAATTTTAGAATAAATGAATGTTAAAAAAAGAAAATTATGAGTGCATGTAAACCAGCATATTTCAATAGCTGGGGCAGTTGTGCCCCTTTATTGGAAAAAATGAATGGATGTGCCATTGAAATAAAAGGTAATACGTGGACAGACGCAACGGCGATAGACCTTGACCAATGGCAAACGCAGATAGCTGATGATGATAGTTCTGTTAGAACTGTATTAGCTATACCGATACAGAGTTTTGAAAATACGACAGATGACCCTGAAATTACAACGAGTCAATTAAATAAAAAATCAATGAGTTCAAAGCCTATTCCATCTGGAATGATAGCTTTAGACTCTTCTCTTTGTGATTACAAACATTTGCACGCATTACAAGACACATACTATGAGTTCATACCATACTTTCAAGATGGTTCGTTTTGGATGACTCGGAAATATGACGGAACTTTAAAAGGTTTTCGTTGTAAAATAAACACAAAAGCGGGATTACCGCCAGAAGACAAATCTCTGTCGTTTCCTGTTTACTTGTTCTTTGACAGTTATCAAGAATTTGAAAAGGTTGTTATTATAAGTCCTAACTTTGCTTTTAGCGATGTAAGGGATTTATCGCCAGCGGCTTTAGATATTCGAGTTACTACTGGATATACTTCAGGCGACGTTGTTGTTTTGGTAACTAAAAGAGGTACTGGATTAGCTATGACAGGTTTAGTTGCAGGAGATTTTGAAGTAATGGAATCTAACGCAACACCGACGGTAGTAGTTACGGTATTAGTTGAAGATGGATTAGGTTATTATACTTTGACAATTAAAAAGGATAATGATGGCACACCAACGAATTTCGGAACTACTGATACATGTATATTACAGCCCCACGATGACGACGCAACGAATCTGACTTATTTAGGTCATGTTGTTGAGATTTTAGGAAACGGCGATATTGGTAGTCCATTATAAAATTAATAAGATGAAAAAAATAAGTATTAATTTTAAAGAAGCTCCTAAAAAGTTAGAGGAGTTTAAGAAGTGGCATGCAAAGGCATGCAAGAACGATCCTATGAAATCAGAAGAAAGATTTGCCTTTGAAATGGCAGAACTTAAAAAGAAAAAGTAGTTTAACGGGGGATTAAACTCCCCCTTTTAATTATGGGAATACATGCAATAGCTAAAAACGCAAAGCGAATAAATCAAAACATAAGGCTCTTAGTTGCTGAAGCAGTTGAGAACGTTGAAAAGCCTTTAGTTAATATTAATCGTAGTCAAATGCTAAGGCATAAATTATCTGATGGCAGGGATTTTGTAAATACAAGGACGGGTAAAAAAACACTTTCTAAAGCATATGCAAGGCGAACAAATAAGCGTTATCCAAATTTATACGAAAGTGGCACGTTTCAAAAAAATATGTTTTTAGATGTTAATGAGAATAATTTAACAATGCAGTTTAGTTCATATTGGGATAAAACAAATTATTTAGAAGATCAATATACTTTAAAGATTTGGGGTATTATGCCGAAAAACATACCAAAAGCTCGTAAGATAGCAGTAAAAGAACTATTTAGAATTTATTATAAACAATTATTGGGTGCTTAAATCAATACATACATTAACGATTCGGGAATATTCTTTGTTTGAAAAAACAGGGGAGGTTAAGTATTTATTAGAAGAATGTAAATATTGCTATGGTAAAGGATTTATTAATAATAAAGAATGTAAAAAATGTAATGGTACTGGCAGGGTCGTAACTAAAAAGCCTTTAAATACTTCTTTACTATTACAGGAAATATCAATTGGACTAAACGGCGAAAACGAAAATACAGCACAGCTACAAAAAGAAAATCATAAACTAAAGTCACAATATAGAATCCAATTATTAATTACTCTATATGACGCTTGTTACAATCTGATGGTTTTACAGACAGAATTAAACGAATGGAAAATTTTAATAGGTGATAAGCCAACGGATTTAAAAAACCTTAAAAAATATACCGATGAAATTAAAAGAGTTACTAATATAGAAATAGAAACTATTGAGGACTTACTGAAATTAAAAAAAGAAATTGAACGATGGACAGATAAATATGCAGAGAACTTTCCAAAAAGCGATATTGAGAAGGAAGGATTGACATTTATGCAAATTGTTTTAGGTGTATTCGCTGCAACCAACATGAGCTTAGATTATCAAATGTATTTATCTGATTTCTTTATATTAAAAAAAGACGCTGAAGAATTAAACAAAAGAATGAAACAAAGTCAAGAAAAAGTAAATGGCTGAAGACATAAATAAACTGATACCAAAAGACGCAATTGCTTCTATAATCAAACTTAATGAATCTATCATAAAGTTAGATGAAACTTATATGAAGTTGATTAAGGATATTCAGTCAGGTCAGGAAGTATTAAAAACTCAAAAGACAACATTTAAAGAATTAGGCGAACATCAAAAAACTATAAAAAAAACAACCGAGCAATTAACTACGGCTGAAAAAGAACAAAAAAAGGCGGCTGAATCCTTAGCAAAACAAAGACAAAGAGGTTTGGCTGCAATGGCTAAACAGGAAGCAAAAGAAAAGGCTTTAATCGAAGCAGCAACTAAAGAAATAAAATCAGTAGATGATTTAAAAGCAAGAATAAAAGCACTTACAGCATTAAGAAACAGACTTGACAAATCAACTACTGAAGGTAAAAAGAATTTTGATAAATTAACTCAAAGCATTAAAAAGAATCGACAGGAATTAAAAAGTACAAGTACAGCGACAGGTGGCTTGGCGGCTGCGTTTCAAAAGTCGTTCTTAAAAATAGGTGTTGCGGTTGCTGCGGTTGTCGGAATTTATAAAAAGTTTTCTGGATTTATAACAGATTCCATAGAAAAATTCGATCAACAACAACTGGCAGAAGTAGCATTATCGACAGCATTAGGCAAAACTTCAAAGGCTTTATTGAATCAAGCAAGTGCGTTTCAAAAATTAACTCGTTTTGGTGATGAAGAAATAATAAGAGGTCAGGCGTTTTTAGCTCAAATGGGATTGACAGAAAAACAGATTGAAAGAATAGTCCCAAGAATATTAGATTTTGCACAAGCCAAAGGAATAGATTTGAAAATTGCAGCGGACTTGGTTGCTAAGTCGATTGGTTCTGAAACAAACGCATTATCAAGATACGGAATACAAATCGAAGGAGCGGCGGGAAGCCAGGAACGTTTAGAAAGTGCTTTTAGTGCTTTAGATGATAAATTTAAAGGTCAGGCAGAGGCAGCATTAACCGGAGCAGGTGCATTAAAACAATTATCTAATACGTGGGGGGATTTAAAAGAGAGAGTCGGTGGTTTTATTGCAAAAGCAATTAATCCTTTTATTAGAAGTTTAAACGAAGCATTGACAGTAACAGAATCGCAAAGCCTTGCATTAATTCAAGAAAAAAACGAATTAAATGTTTTAGTTGGTGCAATAACAAACGTCAATACAGAACAGGAAGCAAGAAACAGACTGATAACAGAATTAGAACAAAAATATCCTAACTTTTTAGAAAATTTAGATACTGAGAATGTTGATAATAAAACTTTAAAAGATAGATTAACCGATGTAAATGACCAATACGAAAGACGAATATCATTAATAATAGCTCAGGAATTACAAGCGGAGGCAGCAAAAGAATTAGCAGAATCATATAAATCTGAGCTGCAACAATTAAAGTTAATAGCTTTTTTAGAAAAAGAAATTGCAGAGGGTAGGGCTTTTACAGAAGGCGATGTATTAACACAAGTTGACAGAAACCAACAATTAGAAATAGCAGTTACCAATTTAGGGAAAATAAAAGATGAGCAATTAGCAATAAATACAGCTACTCAGGAAACTATTAGACTTGCAACCGAAGCCACTGAATTATTAGGGCAGCAAGAATTTTTCACTGGTGCAGGTGTAGATGAATTAACAGAAGATGAAAAACTAAAAAATATCGCCTCAATAACAGGTATAAGTATAACAGAAGAAGATCTTGAAGTTGTGCGAAGACAATTAAAGAAACTTGATGTAATAATAAAAGAACAAAGGGAACAACAAAAATTAGAAAATGAGATATTTACATTAGAAGAAGAAGAGAATGTAAAAGATGAATCCGAAAAGTTAGCAGAAATTTATAAACAAAATGCCGAAAACTTTACAGCATTAGAAGAAGAAAAACGAAGGCAAAAACTTGCAACACTCGGAGTAATAGCCGATGGTTTTGGACGGGAAACATTAATAGGTAAGGCAGCACTTGCAATGCAACGAGCCAACGCAATTAAACAAAGTTTAATTTCTTTAGGTATTATAAATGCTAAAAATGCAGAGGCACAGGCAAAGTCAGCCGCAGCCGCTCCGTTTCCTTTTAATATTCCTTTGATACTTGGTGCTATTGCTCAATTTGCAAGTATTATACAATTATTTACAAAAGCTAAAAAGTTCAAGCATGGTACGCATGGAAAACATGATACACCCGATACATTTATAACTTCAGAACCTGGAGCTGGTGTTGAAGGTATTGAAACTAATGGCTTATTAACAATAACAGATAAACCAACTTTACATACTGGTAAAAAAGGGTCAAGGGTTTATTCGGAAAGTGAATTAAAGCGATACCCAAATAAAGCAATTCAATCTTTGACTAAAAATGCGGGTTATGATAGTATTGATTTACGTGGCGTGATCGAAAGTAATAAAGAAATAGTAAAAGCAATTAAAAACCAAAAGCAATATATTGTAAACAACGGAAAAATAACAGGATTTAAGCAAAGTAATTACAAGAGAACCTATATTGATAGAATGACTAATAATGGGAATTAATTTTAATAACATATCATCCGATACGCCTAAAAAGTACAAGTTCGTATTTGATTCTGAATTTGATACTAAGACTTTGAAAACTGCTCCTTTGGAGTGGGCTTCGGCTTCTATTAAATTCTCACGTGATTCTCTTTTCGATGGTGTTTTCACAGAATATATTGCAGATAAATTAACTTTTATTAAAAGTGAATATTTATATTTAAAAGATATTTATGCAGCGAGTGGCTTGTTTTCAAAATGTGATCTTTTAGTATATTATTATGATTATAATACTTTGACTTATATACAATTTCCGACGGCTTATGAATTAGATTTTAATACTTATAGAGTTGTAAAAATAACAAAAGCGATTGAAGGAATAGAAATTAAACCTTTACCGATTGGGTTGCTTTCAAAACTAAATAAACGAAGAAAAACGAAAGTAGATTTAACACAACTGACCTCAATAGGCGAGCTTGAATTAACTGATTATACTTCTTTGCCGAGTAACTTAAGATTTCCGGCTATTAATGCATATCGTACTGCGAAATTTAATTCAACTGATACTAATCAATTTAGTTTAGCATCTGGAACTGAAACCGTAACCTGTCCGACTACTGAAATTTCATCAGATTTTTCTGAAACTGATACAGTATTATTTGCTCAGGATGTAGTCATAGGACATGGAAACGCTTTATTTTCTCAATCTACTCAAAATAGAACTTTAGTATTTATAGGTACTGTTAATTTTAAATTCGATTCGACACTTCGGGGAACTTTGAATTTTTATACGGCAAAAGTTGAGGTAGGTGGTGCGTTGGTTGGTTCGGTAACACAGGCAACTTATACAGCGGGTGCAACTGGTTCAAAGTCTTTTACTATTGATGAAACTTATGCTTTAACGACTGGCGAAAGTCTTGTTTTGTATGCTTCTGGTTTTGCAACTCATCAATGGGAATTTAGTTATGTTTCAAATGAATTACAAATTTCAGAAGCAGTTGTACAAAGTCCTTTGACAGCTACGCATGCATTTCCATTATACGAAGCACTGGAAAGAAACTTGCAATTAATATTGGATTTACAATTTCCTTTGTATTCAACTAAATTCGGTCGTACTGATGTTGTAAAAAATGCAGCGGGTGATTTTTATGCTTCTGAAAGTTCTTTGACATTTGGAAGTGTTATCAATGGTTTGAGTGTTCGGGGCTTGGCTTTAGCTGATGAAACTAATACGGTCGCAGTAACATTTGAGGACTTATTTAAAAGCCTGAAAGCCATTTATAATATTGGAGGTGGTTTTGAAACCGCAGAAAGTGAGGATAGGTTTGTAATCGAGGACTGGACATATTTTTATGTAGATTCAGTTGGTTTGGATTTATCAGCAAGAATAGACGCTAACGAAGTAGAAGAAGAAGTATTGCCAGAATACGCATACTCACAAATCAAGACAGGATTTAAAGCATTTTTATATGAAGACATAAACGGCAGGGGTGAATACAATGTAAAAAATGAATTTACAACGCGAATACCAAATGATAATGTTTTCGATAATGTTTCACCTTATAGAGCAGACACACGCGGTTTAACTTTATTATTGGAAAATGCAATAAACACAACTGGAACGACAGATGTAAAAGGTGACAATGATATATTTATTGTCAAGTCTCAAAGCGGTGGCGTAAATTGGATAGCTGAAACCGATGAACTGATTACAGTATTAAATGATACTTCGATGTTTCAAGACGGTTCGTTTAATTTAATCTATTCACCAAAACGCAATTTGATAAGGCATTTAGGTAAAATCATGTCAGGACTTGATAAGTCACCAGCTTCAATTGTTCAATTTCAAACCTCAGATAAAGACGCTCAACTTGAAACTTCTGACGGCATAGTTGGACCGACTCACCAATTTGTAGAAAACGATGATTTAAATGTTTCTGACTTGGGTGATCCACGTTGGAATCCTAAAGCATTGATTTGGGAGGGTAGATTTTTTGAAGCTGACTACATTACTTTGAAAAACAATCTTAAAAAGCTGGTAAGATTAGCAACTGGAAAAGAGGGTTGGATATTAGAAGCAGACTATAAATATACAGAAAATAAAATAAAACTTAAATTACTTGAAAAATGGGCTTAGTTGTAAGTGTTTTAAATAGTATTCATTTTTCGATTGTAGATTCAAATCTACGAAATAGGGAAAATACGCTTACATCTGACGAAAAGTTTGCAGCGTTTTGGATGAAGTGTTATAAGCAAAAATTTGATGACGGCGATACGATTACTTGCCAGTGTACCGATGACGGTTCGGCAGCGTTGCCTACTGTTACTGTATATGCTAACGGCTTAGTTGATCCTTTGGCAAGAAGTTTAAAATCTACTTATGGATCACCTGCTGATAGATGGTATTTTGAATTTGATGTAGTAATGGCTTCTTATACCGCTTACGATAGATTTTATATTGAGGTGGTTAAAAGCGGGGTTACATGGCGAAGCGAATATATCCAATCTATTGATTTGGAAGACGACTTGGAAAATGGTAATATGTTAAAATTAGAGTACACAAACAAAGACCATTCGTCAGATTTTCCGACTCGACAAGTAGATTGGACAACTGATATTGAAATGTCATTATATATTGAATCGACTGACATAGAAAGCCTTTATGAAATGGAGGATGAAGTATTTACAAATATTGATTCTAAAGAGTTAATAGAGTCGCAGGTGTTTGTAGGGTTTAACTTTAAAACTTCACCTTTACCAAAAAACATAATAAGAAAAATAGCATTAGCCTTACGTTGTTACTTAGTTGTAATTAATGACTTGCAATATGTAGCAGAAGGAGCTGCGGAGGTCACACCAATGGGAGGAACTAATTTTGAAGAACTAAAGCAAAAAATGTTAGCTTCTGACTTTTTAGGATTAACAACAAATAGTAGAGGATTTGACATTGAAAAAGACATTGAAAGCGAAATGGTAATAACAAGAAAGGTAACAATTAATGGTAGCTCAAAAGATACTTTTGAAATACCGGCGGGTTATGTTATGCACACTTTTACGTGTGGGCATGATTCTGGTTCGGCTGGGGACTATACATTTAAAGCGGGTTACGCAGACGGCGATGATGATATAATTACAGATTTTGTAGGTGTAGTGCCTCAAACGGGTGGCAACGTACCTATTCCTGTACACCATCAATATTCATTTGACGCTGCTAAGACGGTTCATATATCAGTAACAGGTGCAAGCTCAAAATCTAAAATTTGGATTCAATTAATACAAAACGAATAATGAAATATTTAATATACATATTGTTTTTTATATCATTTGCAGGGTATTCACAAAACGCAAGATTTAAGAGGGTAGAAATAACCGATAACTTAAAAATTGATTCGATTGCTACAATGCTACAATCAGGTATGATTATAAACGGTTCTGATACTATGGTATCTGCAAATATTATTTATGATTATGTTGATACGGCTTTTCTTCAATTTAGCGATACTACTGCAACAATTGCAACAAGGTATGACATTGATACACTTACAAACGCTGTTTATGATACACTTTCAGACCATTTAGATACTTTGCAGGCACATAATACAAAAATTCTTGCAAACTTAGATTCTTTAGCAGACCATTTGGACACCTTGCAAGCACACGACTTACGAATAATTGACGTTGTGGACTCTTTATTTTGGTCAGATGACGGTAGTAACTTGTTTTCTAAGACTGGCAGGGATTTGAATATTTTATCGGGAAATATAGCTTGGACAAATGGGACAGATATCCAAAATGATGACGCTGATACGTTGGAAATTGCAGAAGCTATTACAAAAATCAGGGGTAGTTTGTTTGTTACTGGAAATATTTATGAAGATGATATAATACATTTATTTTCTTACTTTGGTGATTCTGCAGTTTCTTTAGCTTATTCAACGAGTTGGACTCATTTAACTAATGTAGGTTATTCAATGTATGTGCATGATGAATTAGACGGATTTACAATTTCAAATGATACTATTACAATTTTAAGGGCTGGAGATTACGACCTAACGGCTTTTCATACTCACGACGGCGACAATGCAGAAACAGTAAGTATAAGGTTTTACAACGTAACACAGACAGCTGGTTGTCCGGTTGCTGGTGCAAATACAACGAGAGGAGCAAATAATTTTATGACCACTCCAGTAAGTTCATATTTTGAATTTGCTGCAAATGACAAATTAATTTTACAATATAAAGGAGACGCTAATGGAACGGCTGTTTTTAAAAATGGAATTATTAAAATATATTATAAACATGAATAATATTTGTAAAAGATAAAAGAAAATTAATAACTTTGTAAAAAAAAAGAAATGAAAAAACTAATTTTAATAATTTTAATCGCAGTTGGGTTACAGGTGTCAGCTCAACAAGTTGATGTAGATTTTATAAAACAATATACATTAACGACATATACAATGGACGGGGATACATCTTATGTATTCAAAACGACGGCACAATATTATTTTGATATTCAATTTGTTTGGGCTTCTTTGGATCAAACGGACGGAAGTGTAAAAGTACAAATATCTGAGGATGGAACTAATTATGAAGACTATCCTAATACAGATAGTCTATTATTTAATTCCGCCGGAGGTTCTGGTATAATAAGAGATACATATAAGGGAACTGCAAGCAGATATATAAAATTAAATGTAGATTCTGGCACTTGTTCGGCTGGTACTTTAGATATTTTCGGTAATTTAGCAAAAAAGAAATGAAAAAGTTATTAATTTTATTCAGTTTATTGCCATTTGTGATATATTCACAGACAGGCACAGTAATAGAACCAAGAATAGACGCACAAACCTTAAATGGTTTTGCTTCATCTTACTTTGTTGACACTGCAACAAACCAAACCATAAGCGGAAATAAAACTTTTATGGATAATTTATTTTTGAATGCTTACGGGGTTTTAGGTACTTCTGGAATGATTCTTAACGGTTCAGATACTTTAGTGGACGCCAACGCTGTTTATGATTATATTGATACAACTGCCGTTTTATTTTGGGGTGATACTATTAGTCTTTTAGGCACAAAATATGATGTTGATACGTTAGCGGCTTCGGTTTATGACACACTTTTAGCTCATTTAGATTCTTTACAATCTCACGACATAAGAATAAATGCAAATTTAGATTCATTAGCTGATCATCTTGATACTTTACAGGCACATGATACGAGAATAAATAATAATTATGATTC